CCTTTCTGAAGTTAAAGAGCTCGAGGTCCGTGAACCTCGATGAATCCACGTTTGGGATTCAACCCCTATTATACCATATTGTTAACGTTAACAATACGTAGGACATCGTTTGTTTCGATGGTGTTGTTAACATTGATCGGGGAAGACGATGGGTGGGGGATGTCGAGGGGAGAGAGGAGAACGTCGAGGGGGGAAAGGAGAACGTCGAGGGGAGCAGGGAGCAGGGAGAGGGGAGAGTTGGTCATGGGCCACGGATCACGGGTCAGATTGCCTAAATTTTGTGCAAATAGACGTAATGAAAATTACCTCTATATTAGTCACACAAAGTTATTTTTCTGTATTCAGAAAAAAGAGTGGTGGTTAACGATAGTAAATGAAGTGTTAAGGTTAAGGGTAAAAAGGTAACTGGAACAATGGGTTAGAACATTACGTCTAAGTGTTAACCTTACGTCTATAGACGTAATGTACAGGGGAAATTACGGGGTACGCGCGCAGATGAGTTTTTTGCCGTAATAAGAAAAAAAAGAATTTGTGAGTAATATACTGTAATGGAAACGTGCATCCTTGGTTTCATTAACTGTGTTGACAGGATTAACGCCGTTGACTATATTGGCCCGGTCTTTCACCGCTACTGGAGGGGCTCTATGAGCAAAGCGCGCGACGTAGAAGTAACGATGCCGGGGATCGTTCCGCGAGAGCATCATGTCCGTGGGTTCGGGTTTAAGAACAAGGTGAACTATCCGTTCCACGCTATGCTGATCGGGGACTACTTTATTCTGGAAACCGCGCAAGACGCGGCGAAGGCCCGTTCTGCTGCCAGCATGCAGTCGAAAAGGAATCCGTTGTACCGTTTCACCGTCCGGCTGGACAAAACAGGCTCGCATTGGGTCTGCCGCCGAATCAAGCACGGGAGGCTCGAGGATGCCGATACAGTATGACAAGCCGCTGGATATGACCCAGTACCCGCCGAAGCAGTTCTACTATTGGCAGGAGGAAGGGGAGAAGTGGTACAAGGACGTGTTTCCGTTGGATAAGATGGGGCGCAACGACTTTTTCTTTCTTGAGAATCCTGAAGACGTGCCCAGAGTACGTTCGGCAATCGCTCTGTACAAAGAGGAAGAGGCCCCGTGGGCCTTGTTTACCGTTCGGCGGTTGAACAAATACTCGGACACCTACGTTTGCAGGAGGTTATCAGGCTGATGGGCAGAAAAGACGTTTGGAACGTGCCGCCGGTGATGCCGGACAAGCTGAAGAAGCGATTGAACAAACCTGTTGCGCCGCTGAAGCAGCAAAAGAAAACCCTAACCGCGCGCGAGTGGGCGTTCGTGAAGGAATACGTCAGCAATGACGGGCAAATCACGATGAAGGAAGCCGCCATCCGTGCAGGCTTTTCCCCGAAGAGCGCGAGCAGCACCGCCAGCCGGTTGACCAACCCGGACTTTGCGCCGCATGTTGTCGCTGCCATTCAGGAATTCCGTGCGGAACTGGCAGAGAAATACGGCACCACCTTTGACCGGCATATGCGCGACCTACAGAAAATTCGCGATGCCGCTTTTCAGGCCGGGAACTACGGCGCTGCCGTACAGGCTGAATACCGACGCGGGCAGGCGTTGGGAACGATTTATGTTGATCGAAAGGAAATCCGTGTAGGCACGATCGATTCGATGAGCAAAGAAGAGGTGCAAGCCAAGCTTGCCGAACTGCAGAAGTTGTACGGCGGACCACCGCCGCGCGCCATTTTAGAAGCCGAAGCGGAGATTATTGAGGATGCCAGCGAACCCGGAGACCCTGCTATACAAGCGCCTGAAGGACAATCTGCCGGATTGCCTGATCACTCGGATCGAGAGCCGCGTCAACTTAGGTATCCCGGACTGCCTGATAGCGTTTCGGAAGGATCGGATGTTCGTGATGGTGGAACTGAAGGTAGTGAAGAGCGGGAAGAAGATTCGGATGAGCCCGCATCAGATAGCGTTTCACCTTAAGCATGCCGAGCTCGGTTGCCCGACCTATTTTCTGGTAGAACACAACAAGCATATCAGCAAAGGCCAATCCGAAATTTTGTTGTATGAGGGCTGGCAGGCTGAGGATTTGATGATGCTCGGAACCGATACGCCACCGCTTGGGCGTTGGCTGAAAAAGGGCGTGCAATGGCATATTGTGCGCCACCTGTTGACAGGGGGCGAGCCTGTCGAGTAATTTGATCGTGCGACAACTATTGTCGCGACCATACAGCAAGAAAGGAGCTCAACATGCTAGACAAGAGTAGGAAAAAATTCCCGTTTATTCTATCGAATCCCGAAACCGCCTATCTCCCGATAGAGCGCAGAACTTACGCCGTGATTTGGGATGAATACACCGTACCAATGGGCGAGATGTGGGCGTCATATGCCGACGCGTATTTTGAACTGAAGACCGGCCTTGAATGGCCCGAGGATGGGAGGGGCGCATAATGTGGGAATCAATCTTGACGGGCGTTTTTGTCGTCATTGGCACCAAGCTTTTGGGAGGGTGAGATGCGAAAGCGGATTCGCCCGATTAAATTTCAAGAGCCGGACAGAACAGAACAGAACAGAAAACGCACGCGCTGGGGAATGGGGCGAATCCTGCTTTCCCTGCTCATGCTCTCATTCAGGAACAAATAACATGAAAAATCGAACAATCGAAGGCTGGACGGTAGCGGCGGAAATGCTTTGCGCGCCCGGTTACGTTTTAACATACGGGGATGAGGGCGTGTACGTCGGAACGTATCAGGAAGCCGTGGACGATATCGCCGAAATGCTGGAAGAGGGCGCCGCCGAGCCGGACGAATATTGGCCGCAACGCGTCCGCGTCACGGGCGATATTGTCGAACTATTCGACGGGGAAGAGCGGGAGCCGTTTCGCATTTTCAATTGGCGCGACGCAATCGGCGCTTGACGGCGTTACCGCTATTGTTTACATTTCGCCCCGTTCGCGACGTTGCGAACGCATACAGATAGAAAGGGAATAAAAATGCTCAAAACAGTACAAGCCAGCGCTAACCGCAAAACGGGCCCGATCGCCGTAACATATCGCGCCGGATCCGCCGACGTTTACGGTACTTGTCCGCAATCGTGCAATCTATGCCCGCGTCCGGCTGCGGCTGCGTCGTCGGTCGATCGGGAATATCTGGAAGCGCTGCGCCATGCGGTACCGCGCAACGGTCAAGCGTGGACCTATTCGCATTTTGCTGCGGACAATCTCCCGCGCTGGCGTGCGGGTGAAACCGTGATCAACGCCAGCTGCGATACAATCGCGGAAGCCATCGCGGCGCATGATAGCGGACGCCCGGCGGTATACGCTGCGCCGTTGAATTCCGGCGAATGGCCGCAAAAGCATTACGGGCTGCAATTTGTACGCTGCCCGGCTGAAACCCGCGACGATATAACATGCGCCAGCTGCGGGAATGGCCGCCCGTTGTGCGCCCGCGGCGATCGCGACTATATCGTCGTTTTTGTCGCGCATGGCGCTTCCGCAAAACGCGTCGGCGATTGCGAGCCCGGCGGCTGCTATGCGTCCGGTGGTCCGACGTTTTTTGCGTGGAACAATACGCGGAAACAGGCGCCACAAAATGACGCCGAAACAATCCAGCGCTTTGCGCAATCCCTCCCGCCCGGCTGGCTGCTGCGCCACCATATCGCGGGCGATGTCGGAATATAAAAATTCCCCTTGCAATTGCGCCCGATCTGGCGCGATACTTTCCACCGCTGGCGGCGAATGCTTCCAGCGGTTTTTTTTCGATACAGATAGAAAGGGGAAACAATGAAAACCGAGATTCGCAAAAATCATTGGAAGCAGTGGGAGATCACGACCTATGTTGCGTTGCCTGAAAAGCGCGAACTGCAAATCTTCACCGTAAAGGATGACGGCCGGGGCGGCACGGTTTCATCCCGCGCCATCGTGGGCGTGCGCCTTCCGCATTCATTCCTGACCAAAATTCCGGACGACTATTACGTCACGTTCCAGACGAAAGCCGTACCGCGTGCGACGCAAAAAGCCGTACAGGAAATCCACGACGTCGCGATCAACATCTATTTGCCCCATCTCATGGAACGCGTGCGCGAGCATTACGGCGCCGGTTACTTCAGCCGGGAAAAAGAACTGGGCGAATAGCGCTTGCAATCGCGCCAGATATCGGCGCATAATGGCTCCGCCGTCGGGGATTGGCCCCGGCGGCTTTTCCGATACAGATAGAAAGGGGAAATATCATGGCTCATATGATCGACGAAACCACCGGCCGCAGCGCAATCGCATACATCGGCCACAAGCCTTGGCATGGGCTCGGCCAAGAACTGACGCCGGGCGCGTCAATTGATGAATGGACGCGGGAAGCCGGGCTCGGTTACACCGTGCTGGAATCACCGGTTCTTTATGATTCGCCCGCCGCATCCGAACTGCAGCAATGGCCGAATCGAAAAGTTTTGCATCGCAGCGATACCGGCGCACCGCTGGCCGTCGTTTCCGACGGCTATAACGTGGTCCAGCCGGGCGAGGTGATGGAATTTTTCCGTAAGCTTGTTGACGTGGGCGGCTTCCAGCTGGAAACGGCCGGGGCGTTATCCGACGGAAAACGTGTATGGGCGCTGGCCAGCGTGGGCGAAAGCGCGCCGGTTATCGACTCGGATTTGGTGAAGCCTTATTTATTGTTGGGCACGTCATACGACGGCACTATGGCCACCATTGCGAAATTCACCGCGATTCGCGTCGTTTGCAATAACACAATCACGGCCGCCGTCGGCGGTTATGCGAACGGCCGCCCGATCGCCGGGGAAGCCGAACGCGAAAGCGCGGGCGGATATCTCAAAAGCGCCGTGCGTGTTTTGCATTCCGAACGCTTTAACGCCGACGAGGTACGTCGCCAGCTTGGCATCGTGACGGGCGCATTCGATCAATTCTTGATCGAATCCCGCCGCATGGCCGCGCAGCGCATGACGCAATTGGAAGCCGACGAATTCCTGCGCGTTTTGCTGGAGCCGTACCACACCGCCGCCAAGCTTCCATTGGATGAAACGAAAGCCTACAAGCGCGTGATGGAATTATTTTGCGGCGCGGCGATCGGTTCGGATATTCCGGGCGTGATCGGCACGCGTTGGGGAATGCTCAACGCCGTGACGGAATTGGTCGATCATGAACGCGGCCGCGGGAATGATTCGCGCATGACGTCGGCGTGGTTCGGTTCGGGCGCCGGACTAAAAGCGCGAGCCGCGCAGCTGCTGGCCGCGTGATCTGGCGCGCTTAAAAACAAGGGCCCTTCGGGGCCCTTTTATTTTGCGCAGCTGCAGCGCTATACTTTGCGCCAGCCGACGGGATGGGCCCGCGGCGTTATACAGTAGAAAGGGGAAACATCATGCGATTAATTCAATCACTGAACCACGGCGGCCATGCCGTCAAGATCTACCGCGATGCGGAATTCAACGAATACCGCGTCCGCGTATATCCGAACGGCCAGCTGCATGCGGCCGCCGACTATTTCACTGACGACAAAGCCGACGCGATCGATAGCGCGCCGGTGATGTTGCGCCAGCTGGTGAAGAGTAGCGGGGCGCATCTCAAAACCTACGCTGACTATGTTGCGCATACATCGGGCGAAATGCGCCGCGAGCCCGCTATTCTCCCGAACGGTCGCGAGGTGCATGTGATCAAGTACGGTTTCCACATTGACCGGGGCGTGGTGCTGGCGTTTCAGGGCGACGATGACGCCATGCCGTGGGTGACGTGGGAGTTTTACCGGGGCGATCTGGCCAGCACGTCGGACGGCCATTATTTCAAAACGCTGGAGAAAGCGCGCGAGGATTTTGTGAAGCGCGCCAACGATCTGTTGGAGGATGATTACGGCGCCATGCGTCCGATGGTAATTCAGCGATAAAAAGCCGCTCTCCCGCCCTTACAAGCGCCCTACGGGGCGCTTTTTTATTGCCCGCAACATCGCCTCGAGTTCAGGAAAAATCCCGTATCGCATGCCGGCCGCCAGCGCTGCGGCGTGCTGCAGCTGCAATGCCATGATCTGGCGCCCCGAACCGGCCAAAAATGCGAACCGGGCCCACGGCGCACGCGGCTGGATCCGTGGCCCGTGGTCCGCGTTGCGGTACGCGTCGGCGATCGGCGGCGCCGATAGGTGCGCGAATCGGATCCCGGACGTCCGCCTATCGATCAGGCCCGTGGTCCGCGGCCAGCTGGCCATTGTGCGCGGCGCGCACAATATAAAAGCGCCAACATAATGCGGGGAAATATTATGTTTCATTGCCAGGGCGGACGCTGAAAAAGGCCTTGCGAATCAACAACTTGCAAGCGCGCAATGCGCAAAAGGCCCCGAGCCGTGGTCCGCGGGAAACGCAAAACCGTTGCGAAACAATGGCTTACTGATTATGTTGCGGGATCCGTGGTCCGCGGATCTTATCGAATATAATCCGGCGCCCATTGCGTTTGATTATGTGCACAAGTGTGGAACCTATTATCTAGGCGCGTGGAACATGGCCCGAGATAATCGGGGAGGGATCCTAACGGCGAGTTTAAGTGAGCGCCCACTTCGCCCCAAACGCCCACGCAATAAGGCCCGCGTGTGTATTTGCCGCGGCTTTAGCCCGATTTCACACAAACACAAACGGATCTGAACGTAAAGCCCCTCAACTTTAGTCAGGTATTAGGGGGTAGAGGTGTTCCACGTGGAACAGGCCCCCTTCCTTTTTGAAATCAATCTGGCCAAAAATTTCTGCAAAATTTGAAACGATTGACATTAACAATACGCCGACGTACATTCCCGGCGCATGGGCGTAGCAGACACTCACTTACCGCAGGAAGCTCAGGAAGAGATGCTGAAACTGCAGCTCCGGCTGCAGCAAATCGAAACCCGTGAGCGTGCGACAGGAAACTTCTTGGATTTCTGCCAGTACGTCTGGCCTGAAATGATAGTGGGCGCTCACCATCGTAAGATCGCGGAAGCCTTAGACCGTGTGGTTGCTGGGAAAACGAAGCGCCTGATGATCGCGATGCCGCCTCGTCATGGTAAATCCCAGATGGGCAGCTACCTGTTCCCTGCCTATTTGATGGGCAAGCTCCCGAAGTCAAAGCTCATTGTCGGTTCACACACCGCTGAACTTGCCCAGCGTTTCGGTCGTATGATCCGTAACCTCGTGGACGACGAGCGGTACAAAGAGCTCTTCCCTGATATGGCCTTGTCTGCTGACTCCAAGGCCGCCGGTCGTTGGGACACGAACCAAGGTGGGGAAGCGTTCTTCATTGGTAAGGGCGGTGCGATGACTGGTCGTGGTGGTGACGTAGTCATCCTCGACGACATCTTGGACGAACAGGATGCGGTGTCGCAGACGGCGATGGAAAACACGTGGGAGTGGTACACCTCTGGCCCGCGTCAGCGTCTCCAGCCAAATGGCGCGAT